TCACTGCCCCCGTCCTGTCTTCCGGTTTCCATGCTCTTCAACTATCAGGTGTTTCCCCGTTTTCGGGTTTCTGTTCGGTATCACTTCTATCAGCTCATCCACAGAGCATCCTAGCACTTCGCATATCCGGTCAATATGTTCCACCCTTAAACTAACCACAATCTCATGATACCATTCATTGATTGTATTGGGTCGTATTCCGGTCAGCTCTGACAGTTCTCTTTGAGACATGCGTCTTTCACCTAGAAGCTTTGATAAATAAATCCTAACCATAATAATGCCCCTGATAGATACTATCATAATCCGTTGCATTATTATTTATTTTGATATTTTATATCGAATTTCGTTACACAAAATTTTTAATAATAAGCTCTCTGTATCGGGGCTTTACTTCTTTCTGCACAAGATTGTGCAACCTATCCACTTCAATGATTGTATAGCCTTCGTAAAGTTCCCTAATATAGCCACAATCATTATATGACAAAACAAACTTACCCTTGATGCCATCTAATGCTGCTTTTAATCTCTCATGGTCTTCTGGCATGAACCTGTCCGGATAATATTTCTCCGTTTCATAATATGGTGGGTCAAGATAAAATAACGCATCTGTTTTGTCATAATTTTTGAGAATTTTTTCAAAATCAAGGTTTTCAATGACTACTTTATTCAGTCTCTTAGACACTTCACTTAGGTACTCTTTTGCCTTTTCCATATCCCGTGAACGCAGTCCGAATGAACGGAGGTCTGTACCAAAGCTCTCTTTAATCAGAATAAAGAACCTTGCTGCCCTTTGAATATCAGTCATTCCCCTAGTTTCAATCTGTTCTCTTGCATCAAAAAACTGTTCCCTTGATATGAGAATGTACCGCAATTCTTCCTGAACGGCATCCGGGTGGTACTTAATGCAGCGAAACAGATTGACAAGGTTCCCATTGACATCATTGTAGACTTCCATCTTGGCATGACTGTCAGAAGAAAAGAGAACCCACCCGGCTCCGCCAAAAACCTCTATATATCGGTTATATGTCCTCGGTTCAGGGAATTGCTCCACAATCTTCTTCCTAAGTGCTTTTTTCCCACCAATCCAACTCATAAAACTATCCATAATTGCATTCCTTCTTTCATAATAATGTGGGGCATCATTACAATAAGGACTAATAATGAACCGTTCTATTGTACTGTCTATGCGATCTCTTCTTCACTGATTGGAGCTATTTTGAGCTCCGCTTCCAAAGCATCAATTTCATTCCGGACAGCCTGACGCTTCTCATGCAGTTCCTGAAAGTCATAGGGTGCTTCCAATCCAAGGGTGGAATACTCCATACACTTTGCAACCTTCCAGTCCCCAATATCCGACTCCTGACAGGAAAGCCGGGTCTTCAGGTCTCTTATCTTCTGCTCTATTTCATTTCTGCTCATTGCTTTTTCCTCCTTCAATAAATGGATGAATGAAAAGCTCATCAAAGAGCTTATCCATGTTTTGGAGTATGGTATATGAGTCATAATGGCTCACGCCACCTCTCCATGAGGCATAGGAGTTTCTCACATCCTCAAAAGACACCTTCCCTTCATCAAGGAACTTCCGGAGCTTCTTCAGTTTCCGCCGTTCCCTCAAAACGGAGTCTTTGCTGATACGCTCAATCACCTTGCCTGTCTCTGTTAAAGTATATTTGATTTTAAGGAATGTGAAGCCGTGTGACAACTTTACTATTTGTGTTTTCTTCGGATTGATAAAGAGTCCAAGTTCATCACATATCCCGTGAATGTCATTCAGGAGTCCTTTCAGGTACTCCTTGTCTTCATGAATGATATAAATATCATCCATATACCGTCCATAGTATTTCATGCTCCTCACAATCTTACAGTAGTTGTCTATCCTTGTAGGATAGTATACTCCGGATATTTGTGATATTTGGCTTCCAATCCCTACGGACTTCTTCATGAACTTCTCGCCTGTCAGCTTTGACTTATCCATTTTAGCGTGTTCCAAGGCATTATACAGCGTATTCATGCAATTAGCATACTCATCATCCGTCATGTAGGAAACATCCACCCTGAAGGTGTCTATGAGCTTCTCAACAAAGCTCATTGTCTCCTTATCACCAATCTTTTTCCGCATCTCCTCTATCAGCCCATCATGAACGATATTGTCAAAGAATTTGCTAAAATCAATCAGCAATACATAACCTTCATTGCTCTTGTTCTTCCTGTAGAACTTATGGAGATGAGTGCTCAACCTCTTTCTTGCAAAATGGATGCCCTTGCCCTCCATTGATGCTCCATTATCATAGATGAGATACTTGGAGAGCTCCGGGACAAGCACATTGTCACATACTGACCGCTGTACTACCCTGTCAGAGATGTGCATGGACTTGATATGACGGACATGACCTCTTTCATTGAGGTCAAATTCATAAAAGCCCATCTGCTCATAGGTTCCATCCTTCAGCTCCTTTTGTGTCTTATTGACATTTCTCAAAAGGTTTGCTTCATACCGCTGTACTGACTCTTTCCACGCTGTCCCCTTCTTTGACTTATTAAATGCATCAATCAGGGAGTTGGCATCATATACAGACCTCATATCTTTCATAGAGTTTCACCTCGTTCCTAGCCCCAACTGACGTATCAGGGGGCATCAAGATGCTGCTCACAGTCCCTCTACTAGAAAGTGAGCTTCTTTACCTTTCGGAAGGACAAGCTTTCCTTTCCTGTATCATATGTCGGCACTTAGCCTACACTTAGCATATATACACGAAATCGGGCGGACTCCACCCTCTCCGGCGGCGTTGTTATTGTTACTATTACCATTATTGTTACAATTAGCAAACGCCGCCGCCGACACCACGGCACTCAACGTGAGGATGTGTCTCTTGATACAAAGCTTGCCCCGGATAATTATACTTGCTTTTCGTCTGTTTGGGAAGTGCTTTTCTCTTCCGCCGTTTTCTTGGCTTCTTCCGTTTTCTTGGCTTCGGTCTCCTTAATCTTCTTCAGGATTTTGTTGTCACTCTTCCTCCATCCCTTCAGGAGGGCTATCTCCTTCTCAATCGTGTCCACATATCTCATATACTTCTGTGCATCCACCGGGATGATAGAAATTATGTACTGCATCTCCTGAAGGAGCTGTTCACAATTCCCTATGGCATGATTTTGGAAGTTTCTCCGGTCATAGAACTCACTCTCGCATACTGGATAGATGGTGTTCGCCTGCGTGATGTTCATTATCATACTGTGCAGGATATTCATGATATTATTCCGCATCTTGTCTATGAGCCACGCCGGATATTCCTCTATAATCTTCGCCGTGAGCTCATACTTCTCAATTATTTCCCGGAACTTTTTCTCATCCTCCGGCTCCATGCCCTGTACTCCGTACAGTGCCTTAATACTCCTCACTTTGTCCTTGATGCCAAAGTCCCGGAGAAGCAGCATGGTTATTTCCCTTCGGAGCACTATGGCATTATGATAAAATTCCATGCTTGAAACACTTCTTTTATTCTTCAGTACGCTCAACCTTTTTCCTCCCTCCGGTCATCTGCCCCCATATAGGGGGCAGATTAAAGATTACCCGATACAGAAATACGGGCGGACTCCACCCTCTCCGGCGGCGCCGTCATAGTTACTACGACCATTAACGTTACAACCAGCAAACGCCGCCGCCGACACCACGGCACTCAACCAAGTCCACATTCTGCTTCCGTTATGACCAAGCCCTGCTACCTTCAGGTTAGGGGCTAACCGGAACAATGGGAACTGTATATTGGCATTTCCCGTGTCATAGAAGGAAGAACTGAATACCGTGGAGCCATATATCTGTATCTCACTCATCAGTCTAAGTTGGCAATCCTGCCACTCCCATGCACTGGCATAGCCTGTATACCCTGCTCCTGCGTTGGAATTGCCCGTTGTTGATACTGCCGTTGTCAGCAGCTCTCTATGGGTAATTATATGATTATTCAGGACGTTTTGCAAGGCTGCGGCATAGACCGGGAGTACCTTCGTGTGCATATCGGAGCCTGCATATCCTCCGGTGGTCACGTTTGTCTCATTCATCTTCGCCTTTGTTTTAAAGCAATCCTTTGGGACTACCACGGCATGATGTTTTGTCAGGGCTGTATCTCCGTTGTTCCACATCACATCAAAGCCTGCCAATACCAATCTGACAGTCTCGGTACCTCCTAAGCTTGTAGTGATGCTCTTGTCAAAATAGTCTCCAATATAAAGGTCTTTAAAGGTTCCGTCACTGATACGCTTGCATATCTCATCTACCGTGTACACGTTTGTCAGGTTCTTTCCCCTGTAGATGGAATTGTGAGCTGCCGCATTGTCCGCCATGACATTGAGGAACTGATCATTCAGGTACTTGTCATTGTCAAGGAGCTGCTGATGCCTGCGGTTCCACTCTTCATAATGTGCCGGGGTTGTCCGTTCCATTGCCTCCATTGTCAGGACAAGCTCCGGGTTCGTTGCTGCTGTTAAATTCGCCATTTTCCTCTGCCTCCTTAATAGTTATCTTCAATAGTGAATGTCACTTCTGTCTCATCCTTGCCTTTCGCAAGGAAATTTGAGAATGCCACCACATCCCCGTCCTCATCAATAAGTGCCATCTCACTGATGAAGGTGCCTACAAGCTCATTTTCCTCAAGCTTGATAGTGTACTCATAAGATGTGTCTGAAGTCTTTTTTGATGTGGTGTAGGGCTTCCTTACCACTTCATTTTTCAACTGCACATTCTCCGGGAGCGGCACAATGACATTTCCACTCCCATCCACTCCACCGGAGCCAAGTGCAATATGTGTTATCTTTGCAATTTTCCCGGTTGTGTGGCTTGCTTCTGCCATCTTTTTCCTTCTGATTTTGGTTATAACGCTTTTCGTTGCCATTCTACAATACCTCCGTTTTTTGCCAAGCATCTATTATCTTGGAACCATCAAGGCTCCATGTTCCATCAAGGAAGATGAGGTTGTGCTGCTCATGCCATATGACCCTGTACTCCCTTGTATGTTCTACACCCAAGCGGTATCCCTGCTTGGTGGTGTATTCTGTCCTCTGTGCATCCATAAGCCGGGAACCATTCAGCATCCAAAGCCCATTGAGCTTCAAATAACTGAAATAATCAATGACCATGCGGTACTGTTCCAATGCTATCCTGATGCTGTGCTCCTCTTCACATGGCGGTAACTGATACGCCTGCTTCAGAAGCAGCTCCTCTTCATGCTGATGACGAAAGATAGTTCCCCATTTCATTTCCCTTGGTGACACTTCCGCATCCAATACATGGCTCCCATCTGTCTGCCATGTGCCATCTGTCTTCAGATATTCAAAATACTGTGCCCTGAAGCTGTAAGCTGCCTTTAGCACAGCCTCTTCCACCACCCGGCAGGCATAACAATAGGCTACAGCAAGAAGCCCGGCTTCATGCAGCTCATATCCACTCTCATATCGGTATCCTATCCTTGTGGTGTATGGGTTCCTTTCAGCATCAAGTACATGGCTCCCATCCAGTTCCCACATACCATCAAGCTTCAGATAATCAAAGTAATATAAATATTTTTTATAAAGCACGGAAAGGAAGCTCATGCTGTTTATCTCCCGGATGCTTAATGTATACCGAAAGAAATAGTTGTCTTTCGCCCCTACTTCCTTCCACTTGCGGACAGTCTTCCTCAAGATGTCAAAGCTGATAGGATGCTCTTCATCCGCATCCATGCCTATGACAATATAAAACTCCGCCCACCTGTTCTCAATGGTGTCAGACTCCAATATCCGGCTCCCATCAAGGAGCCAGCTCCCGTCCAGCGTGAAGTGTACAAAGCCTGTCTTGTCATTTGCCCTCACAAGCTCCGGGGCGGTATACCCCAAAGTCTTCACGGCAAGCAACACTCCTTCGTTGGTGCCTCCAAGCTTGCATACCTCCTCATACATGGCTATCCTTGAGCGGTAGTTCTCCGGATGCTCTCCATCATACCGGGTGAGCCGCCTGTCCGCTCCATGTACTGGGAGCATCTCATGGCAGCACGTGGCAACCATACCCTCATCCCTTGCCCGGAGGATGTCCTCCTTCACTTCGTCAAACCTCCTGCCGTATACCTTGCAAAGGATGTACCACTTATTCAGGGATCTCTTCAGCTTCTTCAGCGGAGTGGTTAGAAGATACCACATGTACTCAATAAAATTCTCTATCATGGTGGTATCACTCCTTCTCCCTCGAACTCTGTGCCACGTTCCGGACAGATACATTGATGTCCCCTGCCATGATGACCTTATCCTGCTCAAGAAGCATATCCTCTGACGGTTTCAGGATGTCCGTCTTCCGGTAGTTGTCAATCTTGGCACTTAACACATGAATGATGCTGTCCCGGTAAAGGGTGTTCATCTCTCCCCTTGTCAGAGCCATCATATCCTCAATGAGCTTCGCTGCCTGTCCATCCACTCCATCCGTGGCTGCATCTTCAGCAAGATATATCACAAGCTCAAAGTCCTGCCGCACTACCTCACTGGGCTTCACAAGATAGTCTTCATAGTTCCCTTTCAAAGGCTCAATGGCTTCTCCAACCTTTCGTATCAGTTCCGGGGAAGCTTCTCCGGCTGCTCCTATGATAATCACATCCACGGTACCCTGTCCTCTTGGATGCTGTGCATCAATCCGGGCATCCAATACACCGGGAACTGCTTTGGCTGCGTTCCGGAGTTTCTCCTCTATGGTTCTTGTAGCCAGTTCCGCCCATGAACTCATGTCATCCGGGTCATACTTGATGTCAACTTTCCGCCCAATATAGTCACAAAGTTCATCAGAGCGGTATTCATAGCCCCACTTGGTAATGCCTATATTGCGGACAAGCACATTGTCTGACTTCATCATCAACATGGTTGCATAGCTCTTCGGCGGTGCTGCTTTGAAGTACCTGTCCTCGTTCATGAAGCAATCATATGGCTTCTTGTAGGTCTCCCCCATCTTCTTCAGTCCGGAGTGCTCCGTGTGCATGTAGACGGTAGTGAGCCACTCATGCCACTTCTCATAGAACTCCTCCATTGTCAGGAGTTCCCCTCTCTCAAGCATCCGCTTGATGTCCTTATCCACCTTGTCAGAAGTTTTTGACCCTGTAAGGGTTCCTGTGTAGGACTTCATCCAACGTGTGAACTTATTGCAGACCGTCCGGAAGAACCGCTCAATCTGTCCTTTACTCCAAGGCTCATAAGGAAGAGCCCTATGGTCATCCTTGATGCCTATGCTCTTATAGAAGCCCATTGTCTCATTGTCAAAGTTCATGCCGCTCCGGTCATTCCTGTCTCTTCCCGTCATGGTCTTAGCCGTGTAGTCCTTGCCGTTATCTATGTAGAGATACTCCGGAACTCCACCCGGTTCTGAATACAGCATTTTGAGGAGACTCTGCTTCAGGATGTCAGAATTGGCATCCTTACAAAGGACATCACCCATGATGACTCTGCTCCGCATGTCTACCCATGCAGCCAAGTGCGGCTTGATTGCTATGACCTTGCCATTAGGCTGCTTGTAACTCACCCAACAGTCAAAGGTATGTTCATCACCCATGACGATCTGCATCACCTGAAGTCCCTTTGTATCCCGGCTTCCCTTCACCATGACCTTATTCTTGTATTCACGGGTGCCACGGGATGCAAGGAAATAGGCGTTCTTCATGCCCTCATCCTCCATGAGATAACTAATATACCTTGTCACTGTCTGATAAGATGGTATCTTCTCCCATTTGTTGATGTTGGCTATGGCGTTCAGCTTCTCATAAAGCATCTCACGGGTGCCTTGGTTCCGGGCAAAGTCTTCATTGAACCATATATTTTTGATGACTTGCTTGACTTCCGGCTTGATGCTTGGGAAGCATCCCGTCTCTTTTGGCTTCCGGCACAGACACAGAACCTTCAGGAACTCATATCCGGCTCCGTCTTCTTTCTGAAGTTTATCAGCCCATGCTGATGCCTCAAGGTATGCTTTAGTATATCGGTAGAGTGTCCTCTGCCCTTTCCCAAGATGCTTCTGTGCAAACTCTTCAGCGTACTTTGTCCGGTCTCCTTCGTCATACTGAAGAAATTTCCTGACCACGTTTCCAAGCTCCACAGCTTTGTAGTATCTCTCCTTGTAGTTTTCAATGTACCAATCGACATCCGTATTCACATACCACGGGACTTCCGGCTTCTGCTCCGCTTCCTGCTCCCCCGGAAATTCTTCCGTGAAAGATTTCAGCTTCTCCCTTTCCTTCCATGCGTTCCTTGCCTGCTTTGACAGTGAGGAGACCGCCACAAGTACCACATCTTTTCCGCCCGTCTCTGATTTCTCTGTCTTTGTCTCAAAAGCTTGCTTCTTCCGTGAAAGCCTTTGAGCCATTGTCTTGTACTTAATCCCTTCCAGTTCCGCAGCTTCACTCAATGTGACATAACTTTCAGCCAATCAGCTCACCTCCTTCATGCCGCTGCTTCAATATCCAGTATCCTTGATATTTCCTCTATGTATTTCTTACCACTACGCTCACCGACTAAAATTTTATGGATGTACTGCTTATTGCATCCAAGCAAAGCAGCAAGCTCCACTTGCGTCATTCCTTTATCAATGAGCCTTTTTCTGACCTTTTTTCCAAAAGGTGTTAGCTTTTGCTGCTTCGTTTTCATTCGCTCACCTCACATCACAGGCTCTTTGATATAGTCTTTGTCCTTGGCTTTCTACCAATCTTTTTCAATGCCGTCCGGCTCACCACCTCCAAAGTGTCCGGGAGGTTTTTCACTACAAGCCAATTTTCCGGCACTAATCCATGAGCCCTCATGATTTTCTTCTGCCCCCGTGTAGGGGCTTTTCCATTCTTCACTCGTTTATTACCTCCTTCATTTTTTACATTACCGATACCCTGAACAGGGTGACTTTTTTGTGTGCCGGAGAACTCCGGCTATTGAGATTTGTCAAGAAATTTGATATGCTTATTGGGTTACAAGTAACCCCCTTGCAATGAATAGTATATCTCCGTATCCGGAGAAAGTCAATAGTTTTTCTTCACATAAGGAGATTTTTTATTCTAATACGGAGAAAGTGAGGTCAATATGGATATAGATATGATGAGTATTGGTAAAAGAATTAAAGATAGACGAAAAGAGTTAAAACTCACGCAAACAGACATCAAGCGTGAGTGTGGTATATCATCAGGAGCCTTGAGTGAAATTGAAAACGGAAACAGAACACCTTCGATTATTACTTTTCAATTATTATCCCAAACTCTAAATTGTTCTATGGATTGGTTAGCTACTGGCAATTCTTCTGATGCGGAGAATATATTTATCTCCGAATGCGAAGATAATCTTTTAAAGGGTTTCCGGGAGTTGTCAGAAGGAGACCAAGATGAAATTATGGAGATATTGAACATGAAACTCCGGAAAGCACAACGGGCAAGAAGGACAAGTGCAAAATCATCCGGATTGACAGATACCGGAGAGGCTAATATGGTGGGATGATTTTTTTACTTTTTTGGGTTACTTGTCACCCCAAAAAAGTAGAATTGCATAACCGGGAATTATTTTCCTAAAAAATAGCGAAAAGCCGCATAAATAGGGCAATTCTACAACCATTCTCAAGCAGTTCCTTTTTGTAGAATTGCTCCTCCTATTTTTTGCCGCTCAAATCTTGAAGCTTTTAACGCTGAATAACACCTGTCTTTTTATGCGTTACAGCCAAGAAAGCCCCTATTTACGGCATTCTTTCAACATGTATGAACTTTGACAACCTACTAACAAATAACGCAATAACGCACCGTTATAACGCTAAACCTATTTTCAGATAGGTGGGAGTGATGTATAATATGTTTACAACCTAAAAGGGAAAGGGAAAAGCTGCGAAAACCTAATAAAATCAATGCTTCCACGCACTTTTCTCTCCCCCTTCCATTCTTTCAGGCATACAAAAAGCATCTTCACAGCCTATTTTCAAAATTGCTGTCAAAGATGCTTCATTTTTTCCCTATTGAATTCGCCAAAACCCTTGATTTCACGGGGTTTCCCGTCATTTCCCACCTCTTCACGGATGGTCTCATGTTAAAACGTCCTTTTTGTCAGTTATTCTGTTAAGTTACACGTAGCTTCTCTGGTTCACGGCATCACTGGAGTTTCCCTCTACGGTGTATACGGTACTGCCCTCGGTTTTCTCCACGATTCCTACATGGTCTGAGGTTCCATCTCCGTTCCAGTCAAAAAAGATTAGGGTTCCGGGCGCTGGCGAGTATCCTCGGCTCTTCCATTTTCCCTTGTTCTGAAACCATGCGATTCCGTCATCACACAGAGAGAACTTCGGCATCTTACCGTTTTCGATTAATCCTGCCTGATCTCCACACCAGCTGGCAAAGCAGGCACACCATGCTACATGGCTGTCAAATCCATACCACGACCAGAACTTCTGGCCACCTTCATTTCCAAGCTGGGTAAGTGCCACGGATACAATCTGTCCGTTGCCACCAAACAGGCTGGCAAACAATCCTCCGCTGGAATAATACCGCAGGACGTGCGGAACGTACTCTGGATCGCCATAGGCACTCCATCCATGTGAAGCTGCCTGCTCATTGGAAAACTGCAGGGCGTTTTCTGCACTGTAACCGCCATACTTCCGTATCGCCCATGTTATGTATCCGTTGCCGTAGTTATATCCTTGCAGGGACAGCTTCAGCTTATCCATATCCTGTGGACTGGTGCATCCGGCTTCCTTCAGGCAGTCCGCATAATACTGGATTCCTACCTGTATGGAGTACTGTATGGAGTAGTCTGCATCCTGGATGGCATTGGGGCTGTTGGAGTACCGGGTGTTGTATGGGCACTCACTGCTCTGCATGGGATCGGTTCCCCGACCGCCGGATTCCTGCATCATGATCGCCTGTATCACCGAGACGTATTCGGGGATTCCATACTGATTAGCGTATTTCTGGATGGTTGATGTGTAGGAAAGGACTTCCTGGCTGAGTGCTTCGCTGCTCTCTGAGCTTCCCGAAAATGCGGCACCGCCAATAATTCCGACTATGATAACCAGAAGCAGAACCATGACCGCTCCGGCGGCTCCCAGTGCAGCTATCATGGACTGTACGGTTTTCGCTGCCGCTTCCACAGCGGCCTTGGCTGCCTTGAAGGTATTCTCCCCTGCCCTTGCCGTTTTCTGTATCCTGCGTACTCCATCGGAAGTCTGCAAAGCTGCTTTCTTCGCCGCCTGTTTCGCTGCCCTTCGTTCCATCTGCTTCTGCATCCGGGCTGTCAGGGCGTCGGAGCTGGCCACACGGAGCTTCTGTTCTGGCTGAATGCTGATCTTCGCAGACGGAGGGGCTGTCTTAATAGTACGCCTCTGTATATTCTTCGGTATCCAGCAGGGCTTCTACGCTCTCCGGCTGGGACTCTTTGGTTTCTTTTTCTTCCAGGAGCAGTTCCATACAGTCCAGAAGCGAGGTCTGGTGTTCCCAGAATCTCCGCTCTGCATTGAAATCGTCCCAGTCGTACTCCCGAAGCTTCTGGATCGTCTCTTCATCCACGCCCTGTTCACGCAGGATCTTCTCTTCCTCTGCTTTCCACTGGTTCCATCTATATTCTTCTTTTGCTTTGTTATAAGCCACTTATGTTTTCCTCCGATCTGAATTTTTGCGAAATCAAATCGGAGTGTGGCGGTGCTCTGGTCCGTTCTTCCTGTCTACAGGAATGTCCGGCATTTCTGCTGTCTCCCTGCAAACACGGATCTCCTTTGTAATCATATCTTTACAAAGGCACAGTGTATCGGATGCACCTGTCAGTTAACGGTCAGAAAACTGTCAATTGACGGTCAGTTTTTATCACCTTCTTTCCAGAATAAATAAAATAAGACGAATAATCTTTTTACGGATCATTCGCCTTACTGTTGTTCGTTTTCTTTATTCAATTCAAATTTGTAACCTATATCCCTGACACTGACGATACAATTCCCAGCACCATCTTCAACAACATTCAGCTTTTTTCTCAGTCGCTTTACCAGACACCAGATGATATTTTTAATATCACCAACAGGATAATCTTTCCAGACAAGCTGGTAAATCTGTTCAAACGTGTATACTCTCATCGGTGTCGCTGCTAATAAGTATAAAAAATTATATTCTTGTCGTGTTAAATGTAACGCTACATCATTCCAAAATACTTTATGTTTCTTATGATCCATTACAAGTTTTCCCTTATCAATCATCGTTTCGGATTGCTCTTGAGTTATTTTTTGTTTATTATTTCGTCGTGCCAATGAAAAAATCTGCAGATCTACTTCTTCTGTAGTGCTATTTATATCCAT